CACCATTTGGAAATGAACGTCATATATGGTTTGGAACAAGTGCTGAACCAGAGATAGCCGATTATATTAGAAAAAGATGTGAAAAATTGTATAACAAAAAGTTAGAACTAAGATATTGTAGTTATACGCTGGTACTACCACGTGAGAAACCAATGGTTCATTGTGATGCAAGGGATACTTGCACTCATCAAATAATTGTATATATTAGAGGAGATAGAGGGTTACATAGAGGAACAGGTTTTTATACTGAAGTAAATAATAAATATGAGTTAAATACTCATATTGGTTTTAATGAAAACAGAGCTATCTTTTGGTATTCTCCTGTATTTCATAGCCCATTAACGTGGTGTGATGAAAATAAAAGTAAAAGATATTCTATCATAGCTCAATATAAAGAGATTAAATGAGCAAAGTTTATTTAATACAAGAAATCCCAGGCTCTAGTAGAGGAGAGCCTAAATATAATATTGTAGGTGCGCAGAAATATGGCGACATCGTGACAATGCTTCCAGAGTTTTCACAAATGATAATGTCACCTGGTCCTTTAGTTATGAAACTTAGAACGCTTCTAAAAGACTTTACTGAAAATGATTATCTTTTATTATCAGGCGACCCTGCAATCATAGGTGTAGTATGTTCAATTGTGGCAGATACAACTAATGGTAAGTACAAACTTTTAAAATGGGATCGTCAAGAAAAAACTTACTATCCAATCGAAATAAATATTTTTCAAAAATAGTTGACAATCAAAATATCTCCTATATATAAGTAGTGCGATTATAAATTAAACTATTAAAACACTAAGGAGACATAATGAAAGACATTGATCTAAGAGCAGATGCACCTAATCAGGTGTCACAAGTAAACCCCGACCAACTATCTAAAGAAATAAATACTCTTCAAGACATTCAACAAGAGATATTTAATCAAGAAGAAAAACTTAAAGAATTAAAGGAACGCGAAAAATATTATTCTGGAATGATAATTCCCGATTTAATGCAACAACTTAATCTTAAGACTTTAACATTACAAGATGGGTCACAGATAGAAGTTAAAAATATATTTGGTGCTTCAATCATTGCTGATAAAAAGCAAGAAGCACATAACTGGCTTCGAAATAATGGACTGGGAGCGATTGTGAAAAATGAAATCACAGTTAAGTTCGGTCTAAACGAAGATAACAAGGCGGAGCATTATGCGACCCTTGCAAGAGGACAAGGTTATGAGCCCGACCGTAAGGTTGCAGTTCATGCCTCAACTCTTAGAACAACTCTGGAGGATTTCCATACACGTGGTGGTAAAATTCCTTCAGAGTTTTTCAGAACGTTTGAAGGAAATCAAACGAAAATAAAAACCAAAAAATAAACTACTAAACCAACAAACTAACAAAGGAGTAAAAATGGAAAAAGAAGTAGTTAAAAAGAATAGTGCAGGTGCACTAGCTAATATCAATCTCAGAGCGGACTCAGGTAAGGGTTCTGAAGAAATTAAATCGGACGATGTATCGACTCCGATATTAAAAATTCTTCATCAACTTTCCCCTGAATGTAATGAGAGAGATCCTAAACATGTATCAGGGGCAAAACCAGGAATGATCTATGCATCAGGCTTCGGGCAACTGATTGAGGGAGATAAAGGTCTTGATATAGTAGTGGCTCATGCACAAACTAGATATCCTGAATGGCAGGAGAGAGGCGATAGTGCTTCTGCTCCAGTTGGAACTCACTTAGAGATTCCAGATGATGCTGTTGAGGAGAGAAATGGAAGATACAGATTATCAAATGGTAATTATGTTGAGAAGACTGCATACTTTTATGTACTAGCAATAGTGGGTAACGAGTTAAAACCAGCGGTTGTTCCAATGAGATCTTCTAATCTTACTCCAGCTAGAGAGTTGAATAATCTGATTAAGAATTTAAGATTCACAGATTCAGACGGCTCTTTTAATCCTGCAACATATTCAGCGGTTTATAAATTAAACACGATGGGTAAAACAGCGGGGAGTAAAAGCTGGCATGTCTATAAACCATCAAGAGTTAGAAATCTTGATGTTACTAATAAGGATGATGCATCTATCTATGAGGTAGCGGCACAACTTCAGAAATCAGTTTCTAAAGGGGTGGCTAAACCAAAATACGATAAGACTCAACCTAAACAGGACATAGTCTAATTCCCTTATGGGATACTTGCAAGAAGGGCGGGGAAGCGAGAGTGGATCCGCCCTTATAAAAAATATATGAAAGAATTTGCACAATATTTTAATGGACTAGAAAGAGACTTTGGTTTTTGTAACGTTGAGAATGGTTATATTGAACCTGAAAGTGGTAAATTAAAATTTGAACCAGGTGATTATGGTTGGGCCAAACGCCCTATTACTATCCAAGATTATGAAGATCATTTAGGTGGAAGAAAAGCAATTGGAATCCAAGCGTGTGATGATAACTCTCAAGCTAGTTTTGGAGCAATAGATATTGATCCGAAAGATTATAAAAATTTTGATCTTCAAAAATATTTAAAAGTTATCGATGAAAAAAATTTACCAGTTATTCCAATAGAATCTAAAAGTGGGGGGCTTCATATTTACGTCTTTACTAAAGAAAAAGTTCCTACCACTTTAATAAGAGAGTTCTTATCCAATTTACTATTTTTATTTAAGCTTCCACATAATACAGAAATTTTTCCTAAACAAACTACACTAGGTATGAATCAAAATAATGAGAAAACATCTGGAAGTTTTATAAATCTTCCTTATTACAAAAGTATTGAAAGACGGGCATACAAACCCGACGGCACTAAGATGGATCTTGCTGAATTTATAAAGGTTGTTGGTCTAAATCTCCAAACTAAAACTAGCTTAAAAGATATAAGTGTAAAAAAAATAAATGAAATTATAACAGGTGGGCCAGAGGAATTTAATGACGGACCACCATGTCTTCAAATGATATGTAAAGAGATTGAGGAGAGTGGAAAAAAATTAAAAGATGAAAGAGATAGATTTTTATATAACTATATGGTGTTTGCGAAAAAGAAATTTGCAGAGGTTTGGGAAAAGAAAGTATTAGAAGCAGCTAGAAAATATATTGAATATGATGATGTGTGGGGAGATAGTAAAGTAAATGAAAAAATAAAATATTGGAAGAATGAAACTAAAGGATTTAAATGTAGTGACTTACCTATTTCATCTTATTGTGCGAAGGGAACTTGTTTAAGGAGAAAGTATGGCGTAGGTAGCCATCGGAGTACCACCTGGCCAGAATTATCTGGGTTAATAAGAATTAATTATAAACCCGAGCCAGAATTTATGGTCAATGTAAATTTAGAAAGTGGGAAAGTTAAACAAGTACATGCAAAACATATTAAAAAGATTGCTGAGATGAAAGAAATGAGAGCTTTAATTGCAGAGCAAACTTCAGTATTTCCACCTATAATTAAAAATCAAGAGTATCAAATAATTTTAGATGGCCTCTGGGCCAACATGGAAAACTTAAAACCTGTAGCAGGGACTAATCCAATTGATATGTTAAAAAAATATGTCATTGATTATGTAAATGGACCTCAGGCTACTACTTTTGCTGCGTTTAAAAGTGGTGCTGTTCTAAAGGATGAAGAATTTTATTACTTTGATTATGATAAATTTTATGAAGAGATAAGAAGAAATGAATGGAGTAAAGATAGATCACGTACAGGTACGATGATCAAACAATTTTTCAAAGGAGACTTTGATTGCCAAAAAAGATTTCCCAAAAAAGAAAATGAGAAATCTTTCCCACCATTAAGGGTTTTAAAACTACCAATAACTGATTTGGAAAAAGAAGAAATTCCAGATGAGAAAATACAAATAGAAGATAAGGAGAATATAGTATGACGACACCAGTACCAAGTGTATCTGTATGTATGCCTGCATATGATACGATGCAAGTAGCAACATGTTTATCATTAATTAAATTAATGGATAAATTTACAACAGCTAAAATAAAATCAACCATTAATACTTTTAAAAGTCCGTATGTTGGATATGGAAGAAACGTATTGACTGCAATGTTTTTAGAATCGGGAATGGATTATCAATTATTTATTGATGCTGATATGGAATTTGAACCAGGGATTGTGGGAAGAATGATTGTAGCGCAGAAAGATGCCATCTGTGTTCCTTACAGAAAAAAAACTCAAGATCAATCTGTAAAATTTTCTGTAGAATTTAAAGATCATCAAAATATAAATGTTGATAATAAAGGATTGGTTGAATTGATTAGAGGCCCTGCGGGTATGACTTTAATTCATAGACGTGTCTATGAACGATTAATGAAAGACTTGCCTCATTTAAAAATAAAACAAAAAGAAATAATATCACCGGAAGCAAATAATTATTTTTATAATTTCTGGGATACTACGTTTGATAAAGATGGAATGTGGTGGGGAGAGGATGTTCACTTCTGTAATTTAATTAAAGGAGCAGGTTTTAAATTATATGGTGTAGCCGATGGAGAAACCACTCATCATGGTTATTTTGGATGGAATGGTAAATTAATTGATTCATTTAAAAAAGCCAATGGAAAAGATAAATAAAATATATGGACCTCCAGGTACAGGTAAAACTTTTAGACTCCTAAAAAGAGTTAAAGCTTACATCAGAACTGGAACACCTTACCATAAAATAGGTTACTTTGCGTTTACCAAAAAGGCTGCGGGGGAAGCAAGAAACCGAATAGGTGTCTCGGACAAAAAAGTTCCATACTTTCAAACTCTACATGCTTTTTGTTATCATTTAATTGGATTAACTGATGAACAAGTTATGCAACCCTACCACTATGAAGAACTTGGTAAAAAATTAAACATTCGTGTAAACTTCTCTGATAAATATAATGAGGAAGAAACTCATTTTCTTACATGTGATAATCCATATTTTCAATTAATAGGAAGAGCCATTAATAGAGGAATTAGTATACGTGAAGAGTTTGATAGAAATGAGCATGATAAAAAAGAAATAGATTGGGATGTGTTAAAACATATAGCACTTAATTTAGAGGAATTTAAAAAAAAGAATTCTATTTTAGATTTTAATGACATGATTGAAATGATTATAAATATTTCACCGGAGAAGATGCCTTCCTTTAAAGCCATCTTTATTGATGAAGCACAAGACTTATCACCTTTGCAATGGAAACTTTACGATAAATTAAAAAACCATTGTGAACAAATCTATCTAGCTGGTGATGATGATCAAGCTATCTTTGCCTGGGCCGGAGCTGATGTTAATAGATTTATTAATGAGCCAGCTAAGGAACGTGTTTTAAGATACTCGCGTAGAATATCAAGAGCCGTGCAACAGGAATCACAAATACCAGTGAATCGTATAGCAGGCATCAGGAAACATAAAGAATATCTTCCACGAGCGCAAGAGGGTCTTGCGTCTACGATTAGTAATCTAGGTCAAGTTGATCTTACCACAGGTAAGTGGCTTATTCTCACTAGAACTAAAAGTAATCTTTTGGAAATTATGAAAGAATTAAAAAAGAAAAATTTATATTATCAAAGTAATAAAGGAAAAAGTTTTAAGGTAGGATTACATAATGCGGCTGTTGCCTATACTAAATGGACAATGGAAGGAGTATTAGAATCTAAAGAAATAAATGAAGTAAGAGAATATATTCCTAATGGAAATTGGGACGCTAAGATCCCCTGGTATGATATTTTTGTAGCTGACCAAAAAGAAATTTTATATTTAAGAAATTTATTAAGTACAGAGGAAAAATTAAATGAACGAGCAAGAATTTGGTTATCCACTATTCATGCTTCAAAAGGTGGAGAAGAGGATAATGTAATTTTATCTTTACATCAAGGAAGAAAAGTTCAAAAGGGAATTAGATTAAGTATTGACAAACAAGATGAAGAGAATAGAGTGTGGTATGTTGGCATTACGAGAGCAAGAAATAATCTATATAAATTAAAAAGTAAAAAGAAATTAAAGGAGTATCAGCTATGACCAATAAAAATATATTTGATGACGCATTTCCACAAGATAAGCAGGTGGGAGGAAGTCATTATAAAAAATTTAAAATTCAACCCTATGAATTTATTTCAAAGAATAATCTTTCTTTCTTTCAAGGGAACGTTGTAAAATATGTTTGCAGATATTTATTTAAAAATAAAGTAGAGGACTTGGAAAAAATAATTCATTACTGTGAATTAGAAATTAAAAAAATGAAAGATACTAAATGATATTACCAGCTACAGAATGGGTTGCACATACCGAATACCCAGACTTAAGATCTCATGACGAAATAGCAATTGACTTAGAGACACGTGATACAGAATTAAAATCTCGAGGATCAGGCGCTGTAGTAGGTAGAGGAGAAGTAGTAGGAATAGCTGTTGCCACTTATAATGACAGTTGGTACTTTCCTATTGCTCATGGAGAAGGACCTAATATGGATAGGGCAAAAACTTTAGAGTGGTTTAAAGATATTCTTGAGTGCCCTGCTACAAAAATATTTCATAATGCTATGTACGACGTATGTTGGATTCGTAATTTAGGTTTAAAAATCAATGGTTTAATCGTTGATACTATGATTGCTTCTTCTTTATTAGATGAAAACAGATTCTCTTACACCTTAAATACTTTAGCATGGCATTTTTTAAATGAAGGAAAAAATGAAAGAGCATTAAACGAAGCAGCCAAAGCTAGAGGTATTGATCCTAAAAAAGATATGTGGATGTTACCTGCTCAAGAGGTAGGTGCTTATGCAGAGAAAGATGCTACTTTAACTTTTAAGTTATGGCAACACGTTAAAAAATTATTAATTGAAAATGATCTGCAGGATATATTTAATCTTGAGACAGATCTTTTCCCTTGTCTTGTGGACATGAGATTTCTTGGAGTGAGAGTGGACGTTCAAAGAGCGACTGAATTAAAAAAAGAATTGACCAGAAAAGAAGAAAGATTAATCCACCAAGTACAAATAGAAACAGGAATAGATACTCAAATATGGGCAGCAAGATCGATTGCCAAAGTTTTTGAAAAATTAAAACTACCTTACGAACGTACAACAAAAACTGATTCTCCTTCATTTACAAAAAATTTTCTTTCTAATCATGAACATCCAATAGTGAAGATGATAGCAGAAGCTAGAAAAATTAACAAGGTCAATACAACCTTTATAGATACTATTTTAAATTTTGAACATAGAGGGAGAATTCACGCGGAAATAAATCAGATAAGATCTGATGATGGAGGAACGGTTACAGGTAGATTTTCTTACCAGAATCCAAACCTACAACAAATCCCTTCGCGAGATCCAGATACAGGACCATTAATTAGATCTTTATTTATTCCAGAGGAAGGATGCCAGTGGGGTTGTTTTGACTACTCGCAACAGGAACCAAGACTTGTAGCACACTATGCTTTAAAATTTGGTTTACCCTCAGTCAATACTATTGCCGACTCTTATGAGAGTGATGCTTCAACAGACTTTCACAGAATTGTTGCCGATATGGCCGACATTCCTCGATCGCAAGCTAAGACAATTAATTTAGGATTATTTTATGGAATGGGTAAAGCAAAGCTTCAAGCAGAATTAGGTGTAACTAAATCTAAAGCCGAAGAACTTTTTGATAGATATCATTCTAAAGTTCCATTTGTAAAACAATTAATGAATAAGATTATGAACGCAGGTTCAACTAAAGGTCAGATTAAAACTTTATTAGGGAGACGATGTAGGTTTCCTAAATATGAGCCAATCTTACGTGGCAGTGATTGGGGAAAATACGTACCCGCTGAGGATCAAGAAAGAATGTTAGAGCTTCAACAGATGGGAGAATTTTTAAAAGACGAAGAGGGAGAATTAATAAAAGATACAGATGGAAATCCACATAAAAATTATTGGCATAACAATCCTACACGTAGGGCTTTTACATACAAAGCTTT